TTACCAAGAAATTTCTTTCCCAACAGGTTTACCCCAATCTACTTCTTTAGATTGACCAGGATGTTCCTTATTCCATTTTTTCCAGTAAGCTTTATAATCAAAGCCTTCAAAGCGTTGAGCAAGCTTGCTTTCTTTTTTTCTTTTTAAAACTAGTTCTTTATTCTTAACCTCAATTTCGAATGTAGCCTTTTCTGTGGTAATTCCAATTTCTCTTAGTAATGATTTAGATAACCTGATTCCTTGAGAATTACCCCATTTCTGTAGTGTAACCTCCATTATTAATAAACCTCCTTGAAAATGTTGCAACTATAGTATATACCTTCAGATATACTAGTGCAATAAAAAGAGCCACCCCAGAGGACAAATCCTCCAGAGTGGCTCTTTCGTTGCTATTTAAAACTGATAATTTAAGTATCAAAAAAGCCCTTGCGGCACAGCAAGAGCAACAAACACCGACTAGACGGCTAGACACATGCCCAAAGTAACCAGCTTCGGGACTTTAAACGAAAGTGTATCCTTTCATGTCCACCACTATTATATATTAAAAGTGAACAATGTTTCAATATTTTGTTCTTATTTTAAAATTTGCTAAAATATAAATGGTTGTGTGGAACCCAACCAATTCCAAATTATCACAACCTAGAAAGTGTTACTTTCATGTCTATAACAGCTTTTGTGGCTACTACTTTTTCAAGTGTTTTAGCCACTGTAATTGCTTCATGGATCATTAAAAAGTTTATGAAGTAAAACTCAAGAGAGCAAGTGGGTAATACCACTGCTCTTTTTATTATATCATTACACAAAAAAAGAGCCACCCCAGAGGTTTTATCCTCCAGAGTGGCTCTTAAAATGCATTTTAATTCACTTCATTAATACTTATATGCATAGAAGCTTAAAGCTACATATAAAGGCACCATTCTGCCCGATAAAGTCATTTTATCATAGAAACACAAAAAAAGAGCTACTTCAGGAAATTAATCCCAAAGTAGCTCTTTTATTGTCCAATATAAATTACATTTACGATTATAGCACGATATAAGCGCGATTACCTGTCACATATACCTGCTTGCCTTTGTGTAGCTCTTTAATCTTTAAAAAGCGTCCGACTCTTCCCTGGATCTCGACTTTTGAGTTAAGCTTCAAGCCGTAGACCTTGCCTGCGTCAGCCTTTGGTGCGTCCAGGGCGTGGGTGTGAGGCAGAACAATCTTAGCGACAGCGTGTTTTGAGTCGTTATATGCGATAGGGTTAGCCTTTACGTAAACGGCACGACCGTCAAAGTATTGGTTCTTGCCAACCTTCACAGCGCCATTTTCCAAGCCAAACACCTGCCACATGGAGCCACACGGTTTTAGCTTGTCAGATTCCCGCTTGTCTAACTTTGAACTGGTGTAGACATAAGCACCTTTTGAATTAGATACTACTGCGACAGCACCAATATTCCACTTCACAACGGGATGCAGAGAGAGCGATTCTACGCTCTTGTTCGTTGATTTGGGCTTAGAACTACCTGAATTAGCCTTTAAATCGATCAAGCAGATATTACCGTCAACGTTATACCCCTTATAGTTATCGGTAAATTGCCAGATTGCAACACCGTCCATGGATGGGAAGTAATTAAAGTCAGCGGAATCTTGACGACCCATGACTTTATATGAAGCTACCCATAAACAAGTTCCGAATGACTTTACAATTCGAGCTGTGTTGAGCCGGTTACGCAAAACATAAGCGCCAGCATAGACAAGTGGCTTATACCCTGCTTCCTTGATCACTTGCATAGCTGCTATGACAGCATCGGTGTTTGAACCGACAGAGCCGTTGACGTCGTTGCCGCTGCCCTGCTCCCAGTCGTCAGCGATGTAGCTACCAGCTGGGACGCCATAAGCCTTAGCCTTTTCTACGGCATACTTAGCTTCTGCCCGTGCCAATGACACAGAGCCAGAGTGTGTAGCATAAAAGTAGCCGCCAGTTAAAAGCCTATGGGCAAGTGAGCTTTTGATTTGAGCCTTTGCCTTAGGGTTGATATATCCAGTGCCCTGTGTAAGCTTAATCAATGCAAATTTAATGCCGGCGTAGCTTACGTTTTCTGATTGGTAGCTTGCGGCATCAGCACCCAAACTTCGCTTTGATACGGTTAAGTTTGACATCTTTTTCACCACCTTTCGTTTGGTTTCTTTTGGCTATCTTTTGATTTTCAAACGATTCTCCAAAAGATTCAAAGACGTACTCGTTGTACGTCTTATATCTAGTCTTTTGCATCAGAATCATCACCACTTACAAAGCCAATTGGTTGGACATTATCATCCTCGCCTTGTGTAGTCTTTTCAGAATCGGCTTGCATTTGATCGTAAGCATGCTGGACAGCGCCTTTGGCCACAGTTTCGGTGACTGGCTTGTTTTCTTGCTTAGCTTGATCAAGCAAAGCTTGCACCGCCTTAACTTTCTTTTCAGCGCCTGAAATATCGAGAGTAGCCGCTTCACTTACTACAAACTTGGCAATTTCATCGATGGTCATAACTTGCTTGGGTAACGGCTTGTTTGATTTTTTGGCAAAGCAGTCAATGCCAGTTGAAACGCCAACACATACAGCCACAACTGCCAAAAAGGCAACCCATGCGTAGCTAGTTAATTGAGTTAAACTCATTAGTCAGTCACCTTCTTAGTTAAAAAAGAAGTAGTATCTGGCTTATTTTCTACTTGTGGTGCTGGTGTAGTGCTTTCAGGATCCTTGACCATTGAATCGTCTTTGATTCCTGCAAAGTAGCGAACCCACTTGGTAACCTCTGCCTTGATGTCTTGTGGTGCATCGTCAACGGTTAAAACACCGTCTTGCACCAAGGTAACGTAATCTAAAATTCTAGTGTTTGGCTTCATTTTCACTTAACTCCTTTCTGAGTTTTTCATTTTCATTGAGTAGTTTTTTGTTTTCCGCGTTTAAGCGCTTATTCTGTTCAACAATGTAATCTCGGTTATTCTCCACGCTATCCATATCACTTTTCTTACCGTTTTGCTTAAAGGTAAAGTAGCCTAAAAGCAAAGCGGACAAAGCCGATATAATGCTGTTTAGGTCGACATGCACTATATCACCCCTAACGCTTTGAATAATGCCTTGCTGTCCAGATAATAAAGGCTATAACCGCCGTATTTGACAAAGCGTTCTGGACAAACTCCATTTCATGGGCAAAAATCACGTGTTCAATTTCGATTGATGAAATTATTGCTAGCAGCACCACGACAAGTGCCAACAACACCCCTAGAAGCTTATTGTTGTTGTACCGTGAACAGGTGTAAACCAGCAACGCAATGCCTACAATCATCATTGAACAATCTAAGTAAACGTTGTTCATCATCCACGCTAGTTGTGGTGGATAAAAGAAAAATCTGCGGTTAAGGTAAAAGCCCAAACCTTTACCGAAAATCAGCAGACTAATGATCACGTAAAGTGAGTTATTGTTGAGGCGTTGCAGTAGTTGGCGCATAAGCTTCGCCTACAATCTTTTGGTAATTTTCAGCTGATAAGAAACCTTGTACTACTAGGTCCTTCATACCGTTCTTGTCATAGATGCCGAATTCCCAGTCCATACGATACATCTCTAAAAAGTTTGCTTGAATTTGTTCCATTAAAGTCATGATTTATGTCCTCCTTAACTATTGCTTATCAGTTGCTTGGTCTGCTGGCTTAGTATCAGTTGTTGGGTTAGCTGGTGTAGCGTTATTAGCATTTGCGCCAACTGCCTTGGTTACCATTGCTAAGGTCTTTTGCATAGCACCAAGAATTTGATTAGTGTTTTGAGTTTGTTCAGTAAAGCTCTTCATCAAAGCTAAGTTTTGCTTAGATGATTGAGCTTGAACTTCTTGCATATCTCTTAATGCTTGGTCTACCTTATCGTTGGCTTTGTCGAGTTCAGCACTCTTCTTGTCCAATTCAGCCAGCTTTTGTGTAGTTTCTTGCAAGATAACGGCTTGATTGTTCTTGTCGTTCTCGCTCCAATCAGTGGCGCCCACTGTCCAAACTGGGTCTTTAAAGCTGTCAGATGGTCTTTCAGCGTGGACTTGCCATGGGAGCGCCACACTTGCTTCATCGCCAAAAACTGGGATTACTTTGTGATGCCAAACAGGATCCGCATTGTCAGGATCTGACAAGTAGACAAAGCCTGTAAGGGTTGGGAACTTTGCCTTTAAAGCCTGTTCTTGTTCAGCAACACTGTTTTGATCTTGTGTAGCGTTTGTTTCGGCGCCCGCTACTGGTGCAACTTGTGTATTTTCGTCAGCCATTTTATTGGCTCCTTTCTATATAAAAAGCCCACGGGAACGCCCCGTGAGCAAGGTTATTTTTTGCATAAAAAAAGCACTCGTTTGAGTGCTAATCTACGTTTATTTCTATTTTTACCCAATCAACCGTTATTGGGGTTTCCTGCATAACGTGATCATTATCTTCATAAGCTCCATGGTAATAAGCTTCTATAACAGGATCTTTTCCAGGAGCTGTGGCTTCGCAGTCCACTTGCAAATAATTGCCTTGCGTTGTTGGATTAAAAAACGTTGATGGCTCGTCTACATGATTATATAGAACGTAGTTCTTAGCCCGGTAACTATCGCCATTGCTAAAAGTCACCACAGTGTATCTGTTCATATCTAAAACATCAACGCTATCAACTAACTTGAATCGATGATCAGGATTATTTAGTGTCTTAGTAATGCTGGTGTAGCCGTATTTACGGTACTTTTCACTATTAAAGAGTATGCTTTCGATCATAGAACCACCACCTTTCTAGTGATGGCTCTAAGTGCTTGATAAAAGTGAATTAAGAGGGATTTACCCCCCTCCCAATTTTCAGATGCAATTTGGTCGTCTTTGATGAACGCCATTCGTCCTTCGTAATTCACGACGTAGTAAGTTCCAAATCTATTAGCAATTTTGGCATAACATTCACAATTCGGGGTTCCGATAACGTTGCCCAAGCCTAAGTCACTGGCAAGCGCTCCTGTTCCATTCAATTTCACGCTAGTTGGATAAGCTCCCCATTTCTTACCGTTTGCTGTGATCTGCTGAGAATTGTTGTCAATGTTGAACCATTTTAATCTATTAAAAAGCATATGATCTAGCATGTTCTCGCTCCCTTCTATTATTTTTCAATCATTGCAATACCGTTAGGGTTTGCGTTTTCCCAAGCTTGGGCTTGTGCTTCTTGGTTCGCTGGGAATCGCTTGCCTAGCAAGTAGTTGTTCTTGATAAAGTTGACGGTATTGATCAAATCGTTAATTTGTTTCTGTTGTTGATCAACGGTATCTTGATTAGCGTACTTGTGCCAAGTCCATTGTCTTGAAGCACTTGCATTAGTTGCACGCCAGAATACGTCACCGTCAGCACTCCGATATTCTTGTGTAACCGAGTTATCATCCCAGTGGTAGGTAGTAAGCCAGCCCCACATAGTCGCAGTATTTGCTAAGGGACCATTATTTCCCTTGACGTTAGCAACTTTAATTGTTCGCGTTTCATGCAGGTAGTTGTTAAAGTCAATTGTGGTGTCATGGATATAGCTGTTGTTATAGTCAACGGTGTACTGAGCAAGCTTGTTGTATAAATCCCGAATAGTCGGACTGTTGATTTGACCGTTTGCTAAAATAGCGGCTTTCTCTTGTCCTGCGGCGTTTCTAAAACTGAAATGGTTAGAATCGTCATCACCGAGTTTGAAAACGAGGTCTAAGTTGTCATTGCCGTTGTTTTCCGCAAAGATCTGAGCTTGATCAGTAGCCCGAGCCCAGCTTAAACCACCAATATTGCCATCGTGTGAGTTAACGTCACCCGCACCGTTCCAGTTGATAGTGCTGTGTTCAGCCATGTCTCCGCCGGACGTTGACAACTTGCCGATAAACTGTCCCTTGGTCCAGTTAACGATGTCTTGCCCTGCATTCTGATCCAGCAAAATTTGATTGCCACCATGCAGATTTTCAACAGTTTCTTTGGTTGCGACATTAGCATTAGCATCAAAGCCGCGGGCAACGGTTGAGGTAACGTTTACGTTGCCGCTTCCGTCAGGGGTTAAGCCATTAACCTTTTTGACTGCTGAGTTAGAAACACTAGTTAAGTCCGTCTTAGTGGCGTAATTGCCGATGTTTAGTCCGTCAACCTTGGAGTCAATTAATTTGATGATGTCATTATTAGATAATGTCGGAAGCTGAAACCAATATCCCCAATGATTATTACTAAAATAGCGGATTGCATATTTTTGTTGGCTGGACACTATAAGCTGGTATCCAGCATTAGCATCCTTGACTACTTTGATTAATGCGTTTTTCCAGACTATTGGGATATTAAAAGGAGTAGTTCCATCTTGCATTTTAGGGTAATTGACAAAGCTAGCAGCACTTTGGGAAGTCCGATATGTCCCGCTTGGCAGGTCATTGAGGTCTTTTAAATCTGCCGGAAAATCCTTAATGCGGTCACTATCAACGATCAAGTCAAGAATACCGTCATCATCGGGTTCAACAACCGCCCCGTCGTTGATCTTTGCACCTTTGACCTTGCCAGCTTGCTCAATTTTCGGGTCATACTCCGCTTTGAGCTTCAAAATAGCCGCGTTGACATCGCTCATGTGAGCTACGCCAATCTCGTTAACCGTCAAGTCAACTTTTGCGGCATTGCTGATAGCCATTGCTAAATCAATGTCAATTGAAGCCGTTGACCGGTGATCTGGCGAACCTGCCGCTAGTGTTTGTTCTCCGTTTGACGGTGATACACCAAGCAAGATTTCTTTGTTATCGTTGTTGTTTTTAGCGTACCAACCGACTGAGCTAAACGTTAAGTCATCCGTTAAGTCCTTGTTGCCAAATGAAGCCGAAACGGTGATTGTGTTGTCTTGTGGAGGTGTAACAATTACGTTGACCTCCATTTTTTGATTTTCAAGGGTGGCAAGCTTTCGAATGTCTTCATCAGCCATAGAGCTGACATCTTGACCAGCTAGCACCGCCCGTGTATATGCAATTTCGCCATTACCAGCGCCGACATTAATGAGTAATTTACGCCCTGCATCGGTGATAATGGTGTCTTTGAATTTGTCCATTTTGACCTTCTTTCATTAGATTGCCTTTAAGGCTTGATATTCATGTGTTAAAAGCTTGGTACCGATGTACGACATGCGCTTTGCTTGTGCTTTCCAACCTTCCCACCAAGTAGCCACTTCTTCATGTGTAGTGTTTTGCAACTCGTTAATGTCTGTCCCAAAATACCAATGGTTATACGTGGTAGCTTTGTAGCCTTCCCACCAGATAGACGCAAATGTTTTGATGTCATGGTCCCTATCTTGCGTGGTGGCACCTAGATAGCCGTGAACGTGTGTAGTAGCTTTAAAGATTATCAAGTCAAGCCAGTAACCCATCGCCAGCATTTTTTGCAAGTTGTTAAGCATAAACTTTTCCATTTGCGGGTTTTGAACCGCATCAAACGGTATCTGCATCCCTACGTGACGAATACCTGTCTTCCAGATTTTGAAACCGTGGTCATATTCAAGCGCACTAGACGTTATTTTCACGATTGAGGGTACAGTACCCTGTGCCCGTGAAAGAAGCTCCATAACGTGAATAATGAAGCGATAATTGTCGTCGTCTTGACTTGGTCTATATGTCTGGATGTCGGCACCAAAAAGGTCGAGCGTTGTTCCTTGGGCGTCTTTTAAAGCACGCCAGCGCTCGACCTTATTTGCATTTGTACTAATCCCTTCTAGTGGCTCGTTAAAGGCATCAATTAGCTTATAAAGATTGCCACCAGGTCGCTTATACCAGTAGTCTGAAATCTCAGCTAAAAGCTGTTCAGAAGTCTCATATGCCATTTACGACCACCTCAATATTTCTAGTGTCACAAGAGACGGCTTCAAACGGCTGTGTATGTATATCTTTATCTGCTAAATGTTCGGGGTCAGTTCCGATCTCAAC